GTATTGACTCCGTCAATTGAAGTCTCTAAGGAGATATCTGTTGATCTGGAAAGACACGTCTGATCCAATAATAATCAATACAATGACAATAAACCAATTAAATAAAATTAAAGGTCTATTATCATGGATCTCATACTACTGGTTCCCAAATGTGGCTGATAGTAAAACAATTATTGATACTTGGATAAACCAAGTAGCAAGTTGGCATACTAAAAGCGGAACACTTTGGACAATTCAGAGAATTAAAGATCTTAGATTAATTTATACTAAATATATCGCAGGAGAGCCATTTAAGGTTTTCCCAGGACGTATTGGTCTAAATTCTAAGGGGTTGCCAAAAGCAACACCATACTTTAATTCACTAATAGAAAATAAAGAAAGACGAAACATAAGTTTCGTACTAACCTTGTTATCCATTAGCCGAGCCATTCCTGGTACAAAAGATCCGTCTACGTCTACGATTACTAATGCATCTACCAAAGATAATTCAATTATTGCTGAATTAACAGCCTATATCCCAGAATTCCTTTCGGAAAATGGAATAAAAGGAAACCGTGAAATATCATGGACTCCTAATAAATTAAGATTATCTAACAAAGCTGGTCCAGAAGGACGAGCAACGTTATTTTCTTGGAGAGATGCCGTAGTTTTACCTGATTCTTTAGTTGATAATATTAAAGATATCAGTCCAACTTTGCATAGTTACTTATTAGAAACTAGACAAAGATGGCCACAAGACATAGTTAAAAAAGCTCATCAGAGATTAAAACACAATTTCAAAACTTTCCAATCCATCATTAACAAAGACGCAATTGCGGCTAAAGCTAAGGATGTTTGGGCAAGAGTAACCAAAATAGGTTACGATGATTCTGTGAAATTATATAATCAAAAATACAAAGATTCTAATAAAATTAGAAAACTTAGTATAATAGAAGATCCTGAGGCAAAAGCCAGAGTGATCGCTATTTTCGATTATTGGTCTCAAGAAGCCCTTAAAGGGGTTCATGATATCCAATTCGAAATTTTGAGAAATAATTTATCTCAAGATAGAACTTTTACACAGGATCCAATAATTTCTAACAAGGAGGAAAACGAATCGTATCATAGTATCGACCTTACGGCCGCTACAGATAGATTCCCAATTGAAATCCAAACAAATCTAATAGAATCTCTATTTAATAGAGACTTTGCTAGATCTTGGAAATCAATCCTTGTTGATCACGAATTTTATGTTCCGTGGAATGATACAGTTGTAAAATACAACTGTGGTCAACCCATGGGAGCATACAGTTCATGGTCTACCTTCGCAATTTGTCACCATCTAGTAGTTGCTTATGCAGCAAAATTAAATAACATTAAAAACTTCAAACAGTATATACTGTTAGGAGATGATATTGTTATATATAACAATGCTGTTGCAGAATCATATAAAATGATAATGCAGCGACTTGGTGTGGACACAAGTCCACACAAAACACATACTAGTAAAACTACGTATGAGTTTGCCAAAAGATGGTTCCAAGAAGGACAAGAAATTACAGGAATTCAACTTAGAGGTCTTCTAGATTCAATGAATAAATATCATTTATTATATCAAATGATTTATACATTGTATTCAAGAGGACAACACTCTATGAGAGCTGTAACAAAAGTGGATTTGATCCTTTCTCTTTATAAACGAATGGGTACATATTCAAGAATGCGTT